AAAAATTAAACAATATATAGAAAAAATAAAAAATTAAACAATATATAGAAAAAATAAAAAATTAACAATATATAGAAAAATAAAAAATTAACAATATATAGAAAAATAAAAAATTAACAATATATAGAAAAATTAAATAATATAAATTTAAAATAAAAAATGCGTTTATAATAATTTTTTTTTTTCTATCACTATAGTATAAGAAACAAAATGGCAACTACAATGGAACAGTTTAACAATCAAACCAAAGAAAAAAAAATGCTTATTAATAATGATTATAAAGAAGCAGAAGAAAAAAGGCTAAAACATCTTGAAAGTATGAAAGATTTAAATAATATAAATAATCCTTTATGGGCTGTTGATTTTGAGACAAAAGAAAAATTAAAGATTATGGATTCGTATGAATTTGATATTGAAGAAATTGATATTTTAAAAGATTATTTTATAGAAAAATATAAAAATAGTAAATATATAATAAAATTAAATAAATACTCAACAATATATGATAACAATAATGCAGAGTGTCGCATTATAAGTTGTAATATGGATTTAAATCATAAATTAAACCAGTTAGAAAGGACACAAAAAGATTATATTAATAGAAATGAGCCATGGTATATTTACGCTAAAATACAAGAAATAGAGGATTTTATAGCAACAATAAATATGGAAATTAAAAAAATTAAAATATCAATTAATAGACGAATGCATAAACAACAAAAACAATATATTATATATTGTGAAATATTAAAAAATATTAAAAAATAATAAATAATAAATAATAAATAATAAAAAATAATAATAAATAACATATAATAATATTAAAAATAATATTATAATATATAGAACGCATTTATAATTTTTTTATTTTCTCTCAATATTATATCACTACATATAATGAAAAATCATTTTTTTATATCATACTCAGGCAATAAACGGCAAGAAGTTGAAAATATTTATAATACATTAAAATTAAGAGGTGTAAAAATAATAATTGAACCGTATTGTGGTACATCCGCACTATCTTTTTATATAGCAAATAAACATCCAAAGAAATATAAATATATATTAAATGATATAGATGACAATTTAATTAAATTATATACAATTGCAAAAGATAACGAAAAATTAAAAGTTTTAGAAAATACGTTAAATGATATGATTTTAAATATAGATAAAATAAAATATTTAGAAATTTTAAAACAAAAAACATTTGAGTCATATATAATAAAAAATAAAATATACAGTATAAGACCAGGATTGTTTCCAAATGACTATAAACATAAAAATATAAATTTATGTAATGTACCTATTATTAAATTTTTACAAACTGAAAATATAGAAATTACAAACGAAGATGCAATAACATGTTATAAAAAATATAAAGATGATAAAAATAATTTAATTTTTTTAGATCCTCCATATTTGGCAAGTTGTAATGATATGTATACAGATAAACAAAATACTAATATATATGAGTTTTTGTTTAATAATTGTATAAAAAATGAAAAATCAAATATTATTTTATGTTTGGAAAATAATTGGATTATAAAGCTATTATTTAAAAATAATGAACATTTAACATATGAAAAAAAATACGAGATGTCAAAACGAAAAACGGAGCATATAATTATAAGTAATAGAAAAATTAATCATGCACCCACCGTAGCATTAGGATCAACAACCACAACAGGCGACTCTCTGATAAATGGTACCGCCGTTTTGAAATTGGAGCCATCGTCACAGTATTGAAACTCTAAACGTTTAATATTTGACCCATTATTACAAACGATGCGCCATTTATCCCCAAGTGATAAATATGAATATTCACTTATTTTTAGAGGTTGTTCGGATCCACCTGAATAATAAGGACTTACATCCATTTTACTCTGAGCAATCATACCAATAGCATCAATACGTGCAAGGGATTCAGCTTCGACAGCTTTACTAACAAGTTCAAGTTGCGCGGCAGATTGGTTTGCCGATTCTGTTACTAATTCACGAACACGGGTTGTATATGCCTCATTTGCGGCATCACCTTGCTCCCTGACATTATTACTAAAACGTAGATCTTCAACAACACCATCTGCCCTAATATTTAATAATTGTATATCGTTGATGCTTGCTTTATTTTCTAAACTCATTGTTATACTGTCAATTTGACTATGTATAATTACATCTTGACTAGTTCTATCTATTGCTTCTTGTGTTACTGTTTGTTGTACATTAAATATCTGTGTAGTAATAGCAGTCGCAAAGTTGCTATCATTACCGAGGGCGGATCCGAGCTCTTTTAATGTGTCAAGTAGTGGTCCAGCACCATCTAATATAGCATTTACCGCGGCTTTTGATTCTTCAACGACTAAAGATATTTTACCATCAACGTATTGTTTATTAGTTGCATTATAAGGTCCAGATACGTCTGAAAGTTCAACACCTTTTACCATCATAGATGCGAGGTCATTTCGTTCGTCTACTGTTAAATTTTGCATGTTATTATTATATATATATGAAAGATAAAAAATATAAATTAGATATAATTAATTTATATTATCTTTCTATATTATATAGATGTCTATTAACAGTTTATTAAATCCAATCGTTAAAACACAAGAGTGGTCAAAATTATATGCAAACACATTAAATTGCGATACAATAAATACCAATTATATAACAACACAAGCAGAAAGCATAGGACAGTTTATTGTTTCAAATGGACAACAATCGGCATTGTTACCATCTTTAGGAATGGGGTCGCATGCAACATTTGCACCAGTATTGAACCGTTTAGTATTTTCAACAGCAACGGCAGTTAATGCATCTGTTTATAGTAATGATGGTCTTACATTTACAGCAGTTACAGCACCAGCATCGCTTATAATTGAATGGTCGCCATCTTTGTCCTTATTTTCATGTATTAACGCGTCAAATACTCAAATATATACAAGTCTAAATGGTACAACAGTGTTCACACTTTCACCTAGTACTGTACCATTTGCTTGGAATTCTACTGCTTTGAAATGGATTCCAGAACTCAATATGTTTTTAGCGGGTAACAGTAATCTAATATCGCGGGTATATTATAGTTTAAACGGTACCACATATTTTCAAACTAATAATGCATTATTACAAGCAAACGGGTTCGCATATTCGGATACATTGGGAATGGTTATCTCTTATGGACCATCGGGTACACAGTATAGTTATGATGGAATTAACTGGACACCATCCGCGGCGCTTATTCCTTTTAATGGTATTTGCTGGTCAAAAGCTTATAATAGGTTTACAGCCCTTGCAACTAATTCGAATACATATGCCTTTGAAAGTTATGACGGATCAAACTGGACGGCATATACTGCATTTACAATAAGTCTTGTGAATACTAGTATCGAATACTTTGACGCGCTTGGGGTATATGTTGTTGGCGGTACTGCGTTTGCGGTAAACCGTATAACAGTTAGTGTAGACGGACGAAATTTTAAATATATATATGTACCACCGACACAACTTGTAAACTATACATGTTTGATATATGTTGCACAGTGGGGTATGCTTTATGGTTCAACCTCAACGAATGGTGCATATTCTTTTACACCTAAAAGATATTTATTCTAATTCATAAATAAATTATTTTTATGTTTTGATTTTTAAAATAATATTATTTTTAATATTATTATTATATTTAATTAATTATTTATATATTTACAAATTACATATATATTTATTCTGCTTCATCATCATCATCATAATCGCTTGCCATGTCTGATGCATTAGATAATAATTTATTTATATTTTTATCCTTATGTAAAGAGCCACCACTTAGTCCATATCCTAAACTTGATGCTAATTTTGAACCCGCTTGAAATCTTTGATCGGGTATATAACTAAGTCCTTTTGAAATAATTTTTGATTTTTTGAGCCAATCATTAGCTTTATTAAAAGCACCCTTTACACTATCAAAGAAATTGCCCCCGTAAATATCCTCAGCATGTTTATATGTTACACCTTGCACTGGTCGTGCGTTTACAACATCAGCTTGCGATAATACTCCTAATCTATGTGAGCATGAGCCATTATCAATATTAAAGGTTCCCTCAGTTACTACAACACAATATAAAGTAGGTGCGATAGCGGTTGTATTAGTATTTTTAAATCTACATGTTATTTGTAAATTAAAATTACCCATCATACCAGCTGCTTGATCTGTCAAACCTATATCCGTTCCAAAATCTAAACATAAAACACATCCCGTGTAGTTTTGAAATTGTGAGTAATTAAGATTGCATTTATTTTTTACACTTATATTATATAAATCTTCAGTTGTTGCACTACTTAAAAATATATTATTATTCCAATTAACTGAAATCGGAGATCCTCCACCGAGTGCAAATGTTGCATCACTTGTATACGCGGTTTTTAAACTATCATCAGCACGAGCAAATAAATATAAACGCCTTGGAACGCTTGCGACCTGTATACTCTGCATTGTTATAGATACTTCTTGACCGTTTCCGATTGGTGTTGTTGTTCTTGTTGGATAACATGTAACTCCAAAATATGGACATACGAGTTGTCGTGGTATTGGTTGTCTTGATGCTGGTGTCAAATAGTTGCATAATATAGATGCCGATGCTAAATTTGTAATAATATTTGTAATATTAATAACACCTGGAGCCCCTTGATTTTGTATAAAAGACATACATCGATTTAAATTACCTACAGTACAACTATATGACATATTTTCTATACCAATAAAACCTGGTTGAGTATTGCAATCTTTACCAAAAGACAAAGGGCTGATCATTATAGGTTCAATAACTGTAAGTCGCAATGTTGCGGCAAACTTTGTATTTGTTAAAACTTCCAATCCAACATAACCACCGCGAGGCACTTCATACGAATCGCTTGTATATGTTCCCAAAGGATTGCGAGCACTTGCGACGGTGTCACTATAATTTTGAGCTTGATCCATCATAGATGGAGAAAGACTCAATAATGAGTTGCGATAATCAAATTCATTATTATATCTTAACAATTCTGTAAAATATTGATTAATTGGAGCTTGTGTCAGAGTATCATTATTTATTGTGAGCGATTCGGCACCTGTAATATTCATAATTGGTAGAAATCGAGGTGCATAATAACCTGGAACTAATAAAGAGTTAGAGGGTCCCGTGTTTGTTCCTGTAATAGATATATCAAATGAAAATTTTTTTAATATCCTTTTAGATACGATCATAAGGTTAGATGGTGGGTTCATAGTGATCTGGACTGAATCATTGTTTACATTAGTGGCTGGAAATTGTTGAAAATTATTCACGGATCCACCAATTAAAACCGCATATGTGCGATTATTATTTATATTAATACGTGGGTCCATTACTCTTGCAATATTTGTGCGTGGTTCGTTTAATGACATTGTTATATATATATATATATTATAAAATAAAATTTATACATACTATATAATTATTGTATTTTTTCAAATAATAATTTTATATTTAGTGTTTTATGAGCGGAAATATATAGAGGATGTAAAATTCCATAATTATCAGTCCAAAAAAATTGTAAATCTATAGTAGAAATCTGAGAAGTACCAAAAAGGGCAATGCGTCTATATTCTGCCGTTGGATTATATATAAGTCGTCCGCGTACATTATTTTGATCACTATTATCAAAATCATAATCAGTGACTATTTTTGCACTACTATCTTGTATTAATGGTGTTATTAATGGAATCCCTAAATATGGGTATGCTCCTTTTCGGTTTTGATCTGTAATCCATTCGGATCTAATTGGAAGACATTGAGAAGTTAAAACGACAGATACTAAAGATGTCATAATATTCAATGTATTAAACTCTTGAGTATCTATTATATATAATTGATTTGTATATATGTTATTTGATATTAATTGTGTTTCTGTTATAGTATTATATAAAAATTGTACATTCTGTCCATTAGTAGCATGCCCAAAGAATAATTGATCAAATGAACCCACAAAATTGGTATTTAAGCCATTATTACAAAATATTTTTATACTAAGTACACTATAAGAACTTGGGATGCATAGTGACAATAATTTTGTAGTTGTATTATATCTAAAAAATGGCGGAGCTGTTATCGGACAACCATTTGCAACCAATGAGTTATAACATTTTATTAAGGCAGTATTTATAATATCACAAAAATGTTTCATAGTATATAAATAATAATACTCGGCGTATTCTATATTTTGACTAACGGCAATATTTGGGGGTACCAAAGCATAGGCATTAGACGTGACCCATATTAATTTTTCTAAAAATATAAAAGCATTCCATTGCAATGAAACTGAAAATAAAGTCATATTTATATTAGATTGTGATATATCGATAGGCATAATCATTATAGGTATATCATCCATAGGAATGCTCAATTTTGTAACAACTAAATTATAATCCGATGCTGGATGGTTTAATAATGGTTGCCCTCTTGTCAAATAATATGTAGCTGGAGTTGAACCTCCGTTTATACTTTCTGGTATTGAATCATTATGAGCTATTTGTATGTTATAATATATATTTCCATTTGCTTTTTCTTCTATTCTTGTTGATCGATTATTCATATATATTATACATATATAATATAATTTATATAAAAGCTGTCAAATATGTAACTATATCATCGGATGTATTTTTATCATCTGAGGTAATTATACTTATATATTTTTTTAATGGTATATCCCGTAGTATATAACGTAAACACAAATGACGACCACATGATGATATATTTTTATTTTTATTTTGTATTTTTATATTATTAACACTTATATTATAGTCTGAATTATGTAATAATAAGCTTAAATATGGTTTATCTTGATTAGTTTGTTTTTTAAAATCATTATTTATATATTTTAATGGTTCATCTATAAATAATCCATAACTGTCCATATATTCTATAAGATGTTTATTATCATGTCTTAATAATAAAACCCAATGTCCATATGCTGGTTTCATTTCATATAATATTGCAATGGCTGAATATGGCTCAAATGCTTCATCAATTATATTGAACTTTATAAATTCTGAGTATCTCATAATTTTAATATTTTGTCCACATGCATTAAATATTTCATTGCCTGATAGTGGTTTAGCTTTTAAAGTGTTTATTATACTATTCATATATAATGACATGTTATAATAAATATATACATTTTTCACATAATACAAACTGCGGGTAATCTTTAAATATTGTACACATTCGAGATGGTAGCTTTGAAATTTCCTTTATTTGTTTTTTGTCTAATCCTATATATTTTTGTAATGCATAATTTAGAGCATAAAAATTACCTCCCCTCAATGGAAAAACAATGATTTGACATTCATTGTAAATATTTTTAGTATTTAAACCATTATTCATTAAATGATTAGTACATATACATGTTATATTTAATGATCTACCAATTTTTAATATTGCATCGCGTAATGAAACAACAACGGTAGACAATTTTTTATCTTGTATTGAATCAATATCATCAAATATAACTATGGAGTTTTTAAATTTATCTGGAGTAATTGGTTTTTTATTTTTCAAATTATCATCAATTGTAAACCTTATTAAATGTTTTACATCATCTAAAGTATCATCTTGTTTTTTATCTGAAAATAAATATATTTTTCTATCTTCATGTACTTTTTGATACATATTGAGCCATTTGCGTATATAATATGTTTTACCGCAACCTGTAGACCCACTTATAAATATTCTTTGTGATTTATTGTAATCTGGTAAAGGTTCTATAATTCCGTCATCTTGTATATAAAACTCTTTATCATTAACAGAATCTTGTTTTTTATTATAATATTGTTTATTTTTCTTTTTATATTTTGGAGTATCGTCATATGATCTATTTTCTGAATCTGATTCTGATTCTGATTCTGATTCTGATTCTTCTTTATATTTTTTAGTTTCTACATCTTTTATATATATGATTTTGTTATTATCTGATCCACCTTTTATAATTGCTACAGGTAATCCACTTTCAAAACTTAACATTGTTATTATATATTACAAATACATAATAATTTTATAAAAAATCGAAAACACATAAATAATTATTAAAAAATCGAAAAATAACATATTATTTTAATACATGTTTAAATAATACAAAATCATTTAAAGGTCTATCTGGTGATGTAATATCAAATATATAACTCGGTACTGGGTATAAATTCTTAGCTTTTAAAAATATTAAAGTATACTTAGTCCTTGTATTTTTTAATAGTGTTTTTATCTCTATTAAATTATCTAATATAACTTTTTTATTTTTCTTTTTCTTTAATATTTCATCAATTAACATATATATTTGATTCTCGTCATACTCAATGTTATAAATATTTGATAGCCGTTGTTTAAATTCATCTATCTGAGCTATCATTGTTTGTAATGGTAGACTTTTCAAATTTTCACACATGCCGACTAAAACTTCAATCTCGGCTATAATTTGATTAATTTTTGCTATTGGACCTTGAAACAATGGCATAAGAGTTTTTAATAATTCATCGTTTTTTGTTTCTCGTGCAATACCCCACATACGTTTTGCCATTTTAAAAGGATTAAAAAATAATTTAGATGAATATTTAATTACTTGTTCTAATATCATTTTTACATAATTACCGATTGTATGATTTAATATAATTATTTTTTTTGTTTCTTTATCATATACAACTAAAAAGAAAAAATTTGTAATCTCTATATAGCGACCATTAATAGGAGCCCATATATCAATCTTTATTTGTGCATTATGTCGAACTGCTTCATCTAATGTTATTTTTTTATTACCAACAACTATAACATAACCTCTTAAAATATCTTTTGCTTTCCATCGTAATATTCGTTTTAGCCGTATTATCTCTTTTAATTCATCTAATGCACAGCATGATACATCTTTTTTATATGCATCATGTAAAATGTTTATATACTCATATTCATCTTTTGTAAATAGTTTTTTTTTATATAAATCTGTTACATCATCTAAAAAATTATCGCTTAAAACATCTAAATCAAATCTAAAATCAAGTCCCGTTTTTATTTCACTAAAATATATGCTCCTTTTTTTTTGTACGTCTCGTGTAAATTTTTTTAAAGCTCTTATAGTTATATTATATATACTTTCAACTTTTGATGGTGATGTTTCAAATACTTCATGATAATCAATGTCCGATGGATAATACTGACTCCTATATACATATGAACCAAATGGCATAGCATTATTTTTGTTACGTATTATTAAATTTAATGTATCTTTAACTTGTGTTGTTAATGAATCTTTGTTTTTTTGTCTTGCCATATTTATACCTCCTCCACATGTACCACAACCACCTTTTACTGTTTCTAATTTTTCTATGATATCTAAATACTCATTTTTAATTGATTCATTATTAGTATCATTAGTATCATTATCATCTATTAATTTATTTTTTAATTGTTCGTTGGTAATCATTATATATATATACTATATTATATTTTAATCATAAAAATTATTATATATTTTAGGTCTTAGTTGTTTCATTGTTAATAATACTTGTTCAAACATATCATTATATCTTTCTTTACTTACTCCTGGTGTATTTTTAAGTTTTATTAGTCTGGTAGCATACTCTTCTGCCAATATATGACATTCTTTATTTGTTGCTTCTTCTAATAATTTAATATACATTTCAGTATATTCATTATCTATTGCTTTTGGTTTTTTATATGTCATATTTAAGGCTTCTGAGTATGTTGGTAAATCTTCATCGCGTGTTGGTAAAGACTCCTCATATGCTGATAAATATTCATCGTATCCTGGTAAAGATTCCGACTGTTTTGTTGGTAAAGAATCCTCGTATCCTGATAAAGATTCAGACTGTTTTATTTTTTTTTTTCTTGGATTTTTAAAAAACTCGCCATCTTTGTTTATACATGCTGTTCGATAACCATTAGGGCATTTTTTAATTTTGTATGACATTATATATATATACTATATTATATTTTAGTAATATTCATCATTATCTATCAACTCACCCCCCATATACTCAGACCCATCATACATCTCACCGCCCATATAGTCTTCATATTCGTCACCATCCATACCTGAGCCTTTTATTGGACAATCTTTTTTCATTTCTGCTATATAGTGATTAATTATCATTTTTAATACTGCAGGCGTCGGATGCTTTGTATTTTTCCAATATAATATTTCACTAGCATGTCTCTGTGCTTTTAAATGACAATCTTTACCAGATCCAACTTGTAATAATTGTATATAAATTTTTCTATATTCTTCAAGCCCTTTTGATTTTTTTGTTGATTTTTTTGTTGATTTTCTTACAGATGACTTTCTTGGTGATGTAAATTTTGACAATGATCTCGCTGACATGCTAGTCGCTTTTTTTGACAGTGATCTCGCTGACATGCTAGTCGCTTTTTTTGGTATCATTTTTTGAAAAATTGATTTACTCTTTTTTGATGCGGATGATCTTGGCATTTTTACACTCATTGATGCTATTTTTTTCCTTAATGATGCCATTGTATCCTTTTTTTTGGATTTTGTTCCTGTTGCTTTTTTTACTCGTTGCTTTAATGGTTTTTTATAATATTCTCCTGCGTCATTTATACATACCCGTTTATATCCTGGTGGGCATCTTTTAATTGCTCCAACTTTACCACCATAAACACCCTGTAAACGATTTATTAATTCATCCCTTGCGTCTTGTTCATGTGACATTATTATATATATAGATATATATAATAAATTTTATATGAATGTATATATAACAATGACAGATAAATATATTATATTATCTACTAAAAGATTTGAAAAAATCGAAAATGATATACATGAAATTAAAAAAAACAATAATAAAACATCCATTTTAATGGAAGATATACATTTAAAAATAACCGCTTTATTGTTTAATATTAATAAAAAAGGTGAAATACAAAGAAATTGTAATGATGAAAAATTAAATAATAATATTAAACCTGATAAATCTATATATGATTAAACGCACTTATAAAATTATTATATATAGTAATTGTATAATGAACACTACGGAAGAATTAAAAGAAACTTTAAAAAGCTTAATTATACCGTTAACCGCAAATATCATATTAGATCATTATGATCGTAGAGCATTAGAGAGCATAATAAAAAATATACAAAAATACAGTAATACAAAAAACTGTACTATATGTAAAATAAGTAAACCTTTAAAAAAATACAATTCTGGTCATTCTGAGTGTATTTCATGTATAAAGGGTAGTAACTATCATAAAAAGTATTATGAATTAAACAAAGAAAAAATGAAAATTAAAAAATTAAAATTAAAAGCTGAAATTATTGAAAATACTGAAAATTTTAATATACCTGAATAAATTTATTATTATTATTATTATTATTATTGTATATACATTATTAATATTATTTTTTTCCATATTTGTTATTATACCATTCTTTATAGGTTGTATATGCTTCGGATGTATTGTCGTCATCATTAAATATACGCTTATTATATACCCCGCGTAATGTTCGTGCCTGTTCTATTATATGCACTGTATCCAATGATCTTATAAACATATTCGGATTAACAATTTGATGTTCATTACCATTAAAAAACTCTTTTTTTAAAGCTGTTGTTGGATTTCCTTTTGCTTTCATTGTTAAAGATCCTTTTAATTTCTCATATTTATATGATTTAGGGTTTAAAAAATTAGCAGTTTTTAATAAGTCTTCTAATTTCCATTTACCTAAAATTGAGTCATCAATAAATTCTTCATCTGGTTTTTTAGTTGTAAATACACTATCTGTGTCGCAGTAATATACATTATCATGTCCGACGTTTCGCATAAATTTGCTTAGATTACTTCTCGCACTTGCGGTAATAAACGACGAAAAACGGCATAAATTTCCGATCGAGTTTCTTACATCATCTATGCTTATATATTCTAACACTAATGTATTATCATCTAAACTATCAAAACTAACTATTTTTAATTTTTTATTATTTATAACTCTTTGTACTTCATATAAATTATTACATATAATCTTTTGTGGTTTTACTGTTTGGGCAAATTTCCCGTATAAACTATTTAATAATAATTTATAATATGCTACTAATGCATCGTTTTTCAACTTTTTTTCTATTAATCTTTTACTATAAAAATAATCTACAAACTCTTTAAAAACTGGTCTTGCTTCGTATTTTATTTCTTCTATTATAAAAATCTCACATTCGTTTTCAATTGCTTCTAATAATTCAACTCCCCAATGATAACTACGTTTAGTGTTTTTAGTTGCTATAATATCGCCTTTATCTTCTGATCTATTTAATAAGTTTGGTATAAAATTTTTATTATTACCCTTATAAATTGATTCACATAAATATAAATTAGTCTCATTAATTCTTGTCATATTATTTTTATTTATTCTTTGATTAATATTATAATAAGTATTAATATATTTATACGGCATCATTTTTGTCATACAATAAGGGTATGAACTATTTATATCATAATAATATAAATTATTAGTTAATTGTTTTAACACCCTTGTATATAAATATTTATAATAATCATTATCATTTGTAAAAAATTTTTTATCTTTTATATTATCATTTGGTTTTTTTTCAAAACGTTTTTTAAAAACTTCAGTCCTACCGCCTTTATATGCTAATCTCTCTAAAATTTGAATTTTTGGAGGTGATTCGTATAATGATTCTTTTTGAAATCCTTGGCTATATGTATTTTTACTAACACTTGCCCCAGTTATGCTTGTTGATGTATCTATATATCTTTTTGTCGTTCCTTCTTCTACAATGCCTTTACAGTTTTTTATATGTATATCGGCAATAATTGTGCATAATTTTGCATCCATACAACAATATTTAATACATTCATTTTTTAAATTATATATTTTATCTTTGTTTAATGCGCAACATATAAGATAATCCTTATTATTTTTAAAATATTTTTTATCTGGAACATCGCCACTATAATTAAGATTATCTTTTTTAGGGTATAATATAGGGAATGCGCCTTTTTCTTGTATTAAATTAAAACTTTTACATACACTATCTAAAGAGCCCGCGTAATATAAATTTAAATCAAATATTTTAATATTATGATATTCTATATATTTTATATTACTATCTACTAAATTATATTTTAAGCTTGGATTTACTTTTGTCAGTTGTTTAAAAAATAATATATTATCAAATCTTGAATTATTAAAACCATACATATGAATATATTGCACTGCTTCTGTTGCATTTGTTTTTGATATATTCATAGGTGTTTTTATTATATCTAAAAATTTTATAAAATCATTTATTAATCTATCTGGGTCATTATCATAAAAAATTTTATTTTCTCCTGTTTCATGTTTATAATCTAATGTATCTAATTTATTACTAAAAAAGTCCTTATCTTTACTATTTATACATAAATTAAATGGATGTGCCTTGTTTCTATCATCTGTATACGTTTCAAAATCAAACCCCAAAATATGCGGTTTTTTTTCATTTTCTTTAGGTTTTTTTAGTCTTGTTGGATGTAATACATATGATTTTTTTTGTTTTTTCTTATCTAAATTTATTTTATAAACTGTTTCATATTCTTCATTTGTCATTACTATGCGCGGTGCTACATGTTGTTTACTATATAAAAACACTTTTTTATTAATAAATTCTTTAAGTTCTTTTATTTGTATAATTTCATTTTTATAAATCATAAATCCTTTTTCATCAGTATCAAAAAATTGTACGTAATATTTTTCATCTGTTGTTTTTGATTTTTCTAATAAAAAAGCCGCCAATTGTCCTTTTTTTATATATTCTTTTATTATATCTGTTTCATGTGTTAATGCTTCTTTTATTGTTTCTGATACTTTTGAAATCATAGTAGAATTATTAACATATAAATAATAATAAGATTGATATATACATAATCTATCCTTAGTCGTACTACATGCGGTCATCTTATGATATTGTATTGCCGTAGATGGTGAAAAAGCTTTTAAACTTTTTACATATATATTAAAGTCTTCTTTTTCTTTTTCTTTTGATATCTCATTCATTCTTTTATTTTGTACAAAAATATGAAATCCTAAAAATGAAAATTTCAATTTATAATTCATACTCATATTATGCTCGACTACTTTATTAATATAATATTCTATTAGTGTTCTGGATGGCATATTAATATTATAAGTCTTTATAGGTAACCCCCTATCGTCTGTTGGTTGTTCCTCTCCATAATCTATTTCTGTAATTATCATATTTTTATTTTCTTTTTTTATATCGTATATGTTTAAATCTTTTAAATTTAATTCCATCGATATACTTGATGGTTCATAAATATTAAATTGTAAAAGTTCAAATGGCGCATCAACTGGATATGATGACAATTTTTTTGTAATATTTACACCTTGTGTTATCCATACTTCTTTTTCTTCATTATATTTCTCTTTTGATTCTTTTGTTTCATCATATGCTCTAAATTTAAGGTCTAGCCATGTTTCTTTTTCTTCATAATATTTCTCTTTTGTTTCTTTTTCTGCGTCATACTTTCTAAACATATGCTCTTTAAAAGTTATTATTTGAAATCTTAATTTAAAATCATGATCTAAAAAATTAATTCCGTTAAGAGTATTATATATTAATTCTCTAAGATTGTCATATTTATTATGTTCTGTTCTGTTTAAATATTCGATCGTTCTATCCTCGTCGACTTCTTTTTCTGTCATATAATCTTTATATGTACTCCATTGTTTAATAATACCCATATTATCCGTATATCGTTTTGTTTTTAATATTCGTCGTGTTTCTGCATCATCTACACTTTTTATTATTTCTTTATATTCCCTATTTTGTTGTTTTCTTATTCTATTTCTTTCTATTTCATTATTTAATATTTTCTCTATATCTATATTATTAATTTCTTTTTTTTCCTCATCTTTTTCGTATTTTTCCTCATTTTGTATTTTTATCTTAGGTATTTTTATCTTAGGTATTTTTATCTTAGGTATTTTTATCTTAGGTATTTTTATCTTAGGTATTTTTATCTTAGGTATTTTTATCTTAGGTATTTTAGGTATTTTTACTTTATAATATCTACCGTTATTAGATTTAAATAATAGACCGTTTTTAACTAAAAAATCTAAACGTGTAATATTAACTAATCTATTTGTTAGGGGATTTATTTTTTTAGATGGCGTTATTTTTTTTTGTTGTGCCATTTTGTTTCTTATA